CTGTCTCTTGAATTCTTCAAGTTTGGCAACAGAATCTAGACCAATCCGCTTGGCTTCCTGAGCAAGTAAGCTACTTGCACCAGCGTTTTTCAAGGCTTCCTCAGCCTTGCGCTTGGCTTCTTTCAATGGACCATTGTCAAAGCTGTCGAAGCGCTGATTGATAGTGTCAGACAGTTCTTGCTTGATTTCTTCGGCCTTAGCCTTGGCAAGTTCAATACCATCATCTATCTCTTTTTTACGCTTTTTGAACTCGGCATCAAAGGATGCGTCTGCTGCTTCAATCTGCGCTTGGATTTTTGCTTCAATGCCATCTTGTTGTTTTATCTGCTTGGTAATCGTACCCTCGTAAGAATACTGAGTATCATTTCCAGCCTTACTATCTGCACTGATACGACCTCTCAGACCACCTTTAAAAGTAAAGCTCTGGCTTAACACAGGAACTTTAAAGGTTTCTTTCTTGTTGGTCTGAATGGTTACCCACTGCCCGACCTCAAGCAGTAAATGCCCTTGGTAGTTGAGGTTATACGGGTAATAAGTTAGGTTTTTCAGTTTGTAATACAGGTCATTTAAAGCGCTCTGAGTCATGAAGACATTATCCAGTTCCAAAGACCGACCTGTCTTCATACCGACCGTCAGAGACTTCTTGTCCGTCTTACAAGTGATACCAGCTATCTGATACTCAATCTCGCTCTTGGTCAAGCCATGCAAGAAGTAACTATCTGCGTTAATCGTGATATTTGACTCAGTCAAATCACGGATTTCCATCTTGCCTTCTCGGTTGAAGAAACAAGACATCCCAATCATCTGAGCCATGGAGCTTAACATATCCCTGAATGAAAGTTTCTTGCCCTCAGGAACTTGCTCGACATGATAGCGCATAGCGCTGATTCCGAAATAGTCATTCGCTAACTCAATGCCTGTTTTCAGGCAGATTTCCTGAATAACCTCTCGTACCTCAGCTGGAAAATGCAAGTCTGTCACATACTCACGATTGAGCTTAAACATACCGTCCATGAGCTCCAGCGTGGTTGTGTTGCGGTTTCGGTCAATCTCGATATCGTTAATGAAGTATTCCCCCATCTTGACCCACTGATAGGTATCCCCAACCAGTAGTCCAATCTCAGGGTGTAGGATATCCAGTTTATTGAATGTGGTAATGATGCTGGTAAAGGTTATTTTACCGCTACCAGCACACGTTCCACCGGGCTTATAAGTATCGCCCTTGATGTAGCCATACTCAAAACTAGCCTCTTTGATATCCCGTGAAGCATAATTACCAACGCGGATAGCCAGCGTCCTGTCCTTGGCAAACATGGCTCTATCAAATTGGCGTCTAGTTAAAGCGTCCATTTTCTTACCTCTCTACTAGATTAAATTTAGCACCAGACCAAGGTTTGAACTTCTCGGTAAAGGTATAGCTTGGAGCCGTTCTATCGCCGACATAGAAAGTCCCAGTCGTCTGACCTTTAACAGGGTCAGGGTATGAAACCTCAAAAAAGACTGCTGACACGGCATTTAAAAGCTGACTCATTTCTTCCTGAGTCAGCATGCCCCATTCACAATCTAATTTACGTTTGGTTGTAATACGGTCGCGCACCATGTCGCCATTAGCATTACGCCCCGTTTCTCCATCTATATCTTGAATACCGACTTGAAAAGATTTGGGAGGCTTTACAGCCACCCCATTGATTCTCAATTGTGCCATTTAACCTCCTAAATCTTGAGCAAGGTTTGACCTGCTCTTTCGTGTTCCTTGTTAATTTCTTGGATAGCTACCCGTCCAAACTCATGCCCTGCAATTTGGATAACGATATCCCCTGAAGGCATTGAGTAGCCCGCAGGGACATTGTTAACAGGCATCCTTTCGGCTAATTTTTGAGCCAAGATGGAAATCCAACCTGTATTCCGTTCAAGAGGCATTACCGCTTCTTGACCAGCTTCTCCGACCCCGATAATGCTAGGAGAATTGAATACACCACCTCGTGCATACCAAGAAATATCAAAGCTAGGAAAACTAGGTGGATTCAAACTAAAACCGCCAGTTATATTAATGTGAGGCAACTCAAGTTTTGGCAAGTGCCACTCGAAATCAAAAATACTCTTAAGCGCATCAACACCTGATTGTACTGCGCTTTTTGCGTTATCCATTGCATCATTAAACAGATTCTTGAACCAGTTAGGGATTTCTTTCAAGGCATCTTGCATGTCTTTCCATCTATCGCCAAACCAAGAGCCGATTTTTTGGAAAGGATTCTGAGTTTTCTCTTTTGCACTCTCAAATTTCTCGCCAAACCATGTATCAGCTTCTTTTACTCCATCTTTGATATCATTCCAACGGTCACCGAACCAAGAGCCAACTTTTTCAAAAGCTGAGTTCACTTTATCCCTACCAGATTGGAACTTATCGCCAAGCCAAGTGTTTGCTTCAGCAAGCGCGTCTTTAGATTCGTTCCAACGGTCACCAAACCACGAACCCAACTTGCTAAATGTATTGCTTATTGCATCCCAGCCTTGCTTGAATTTATCACCTAACCAAGTATTTGCATCTGAAAGAGCATTGGTAACATCAGTCCATTTTTCTCCAAACCAAGAGCCTAAGTTGCCAAATATATTTCCAATAGCGTCCCAGCCCTCTTGAAATTTTTCTCCCAGCCATGAGCCAATCTCTGCTAACGCATTAGTCACATCTGCCCATCTATCACCGAACCATGAGCCAAGATTACTGAAGATGTTAACGATAGCATCCCATGCTTCTTGGAACTTCTCACCAAACCACGCGCCAACACCACCAAAGATACCTACGATTGCATCCCAAAGGCTCTTAAAGATTGCCACGGCTTCATCCCATAGAAACTTCAATGCTCCTATAGCAAGATCATAAATACCTTTAAAGACAGCAACCACGATATCTTTTAAGCCTTCAAAAATAGTCTTGAAGCCTTCCTTGATTTTAGAGCCGTCTCCAGTTAAAAGTCCTGTAAGTACAGCAAATACCCCTTTGATAATATCAGCAATACCACCAATTACATCAGAGATAGTGTTAAATAAAACACGCCAAACTTCTCCTATGTATTCAATTGCAGGGGCTAGTACAACCGTTAACTTTTCTACAATAAAGGAAATGACTGGGCCGAAAACTTCATTTATCGCTTTAGAAAAGTCAGCAAAACTTCCAATCAAGCCACCTATTTTTTCTAAAGCTGGTTCAATATGGTTTTTAATTGTATCAGCAAAACCGTGGCCTATCTTTTCAAGAACAGGTTGAATATTATCATTCCACCCATTAACAAAAGCACCAACTACATCTGACATCAAGGCAGAACTTGATTCAAACAAAGGTTTTATATGCTCATCATATACTTGATTAACACTTTCAAAAAGCTTCTTCATAGAGCTTGATAAAGCTTGAGCAATAGGCTCTACAGCTTTAAAAAGACCCGTAAACATTTCTGTTATGCCAGCCTGATTTTCGGTGATAGTCTCTTCAATAGCACCGATAATATCTCTTGTATATTTAGCGGTGACTTCTTTAACGCCCATAAAGGCGTATGTAAAGGCGCTGATTAAACCTGCGCCCATGTTCGTTGCGGGTTCGCTTGTGATTGAATCGTAGAAGATTTGTCCAATGCTCTGAGCAATGTTCCCTACGCTTTCAGCAATCTCCCCACCGATATCAAACATACGGATAAGCCATGCTTTGATATCTAATTTTGTTTCATTAAGTGATTTATTCAGACTTTCAGCGATAAAGACTGCAATTCCCATGATTACGTTAGCGATAGCGCCCGTTGTTTGTCCTAAAGCAAAAGCTAGCTTTTCCCCGAACCTTGCGGCCGCTGCTAATACTGTACCGTCTTCAAAAATGTCTTTAATGGACTGCCATATCCCTTTCAACGCATTTTTAAGCCTATCTAGGCTATCCCATCTAAAGGATAGAGCAAAACCTTTTCCGAAAAGGTCTGCAAGCTTCTTAAAGTAGTCAAACAACCCTTTTAGCTTATCTCCAAGACCATCGAAAATGCTCTTGAACTGGTTGTCCATATCGGTCAACTCGACTTCTGGCAAGATGTCTTTGAAAGGTCCGCCACCGCCTCCCTTTCCTTTACCACCTTTGCCTCCGCCACCGCCTCCAGAACCGCCCGCGTCATCGTCTTTTGGTTTTTGCAAGATGTTAATCTCATCAAATCCTAAAAGACCTAGCAACTCTTTAGCGGCCTTCTTAGCGTTTTTGGCCGAGTCTCCAAGATTATCAGCAAGTCCTCCTGCTGAATCCCCAGCGTCATCTACTGCATCAGCAAGGTCTCCTGCTCCGCCTGCAGCATCCTTCATGGCGTTCCCCATGTCTCCAACTGCTCCGCCGACACCATCTTTCACTGTCGCTTTCTTGTTGAACATTAAAGCGATAAACTCTGCAAGTTTAGCAGTCACGTTCTTCAAGACCATAGCGAAAGAGTTCAAGACAGGCATAATCGCATTGATAATCGGTAACATGGCATTACCCAGATTCAATGCACTATCTTTCATCAACGACTTAAACAAGCTGATACTACCATTGACTGAGTTGGATAAGGTATCTCCATACTTGGCTGTAGCTTGCTCTAGGATAGCCATAAGGCGGATTTGTTGCTGGGTTTGATAATCCAACTGTTGCCAGCTTTGTCCGTTTGCGAACTTCTTAAAAGCTTCAGTAGACTCAATCATAGCCACATTGACGTTGATTCCTAAGTCTTCAATTGCTTCGGTGTTACCTAGCAAACCAGAGCGAATACGCTCCATAACGTCTGTAATGCTACGCCCTGATCCTTCAGCAACAACTGCCGATGTCTGCAACATCTTAGCGGTATAAGCACTTAGCTTGTTGGTGTCTTTGATAAATCCAGAAAATAGGTTTGAGTAGACTGCACCGTAGTTAGTAGCCTCACCCACCCCCATATTCATAGCGTTGGCGTTATCGTTAACCCATTTTAAGAAAGATTGCGAACTCTCGCCCATCTGTCGCTTGATTTGGTTCATAGACGCTGATACTTCAAGAGCTGTCTGAGCTGAATACATCCCAACATCAAGCAATTTCTTACCAAGGATTGCAAAACCAGCGAACTTAGCTAGCTTACCAAACGCACTACCGATTGAGTTCGACTGTTCACGAACTTTGGCAGTAGCATTTTTCACTTGGTCAGATGTTCCTTTGACCTGATTCTCGACTTCTTTCATCTTCTTCCTGAAAGGCGCTATCTCAGCGTCAATCATGACTTTCAATTCGTCAAGAGTTGCCATTCACTTCCTCCTTCCTTTTTCGATTGTGTCTTTCTGCAAAATCACGCATCCGTTCCTTATGCAACAAAAGCGCTTGTCTCTGTCGTTCCTGTTCTACCGCTTGCTGTTCTTCTACAAATAACTCAGGCGCATATTCCCAGAACTCAAAAACCTTGGCATCTTTGGATAACAATAAGGAAATGTGGTTAGATATCATCTGCGAAAGTCTATAAGAGTCAATAATCTTCTCTTTACGCTCTTGGATTTTGACACGGTTGTAGCTTTCAATCATTTCTCTGATTTCAAGTACCGTCAAATCCCAAAAATCAAGAGGCTTGCCCCCGATGTCCAAAAACATAGGATAAAGCCTCTCAATAATCTGCGTTACTGTTAAGATTACTCGACTACTGTCATTTTCTTCTTGGAAGTTTTCTTGTCCTTGCTTCCTCGTGGAGTAAAACCCGATACTTCAAATAGTGGCATTAAAACCTCTGTCATGAAGGTTGTTTGGTCTCCACCGTTATCGACGTACTCATCATATAGATCATAGACGTCCTCAAAGGAATACCCATGTTCATACTGCTGCAAAGCTCCGTGAACTAACAACAACATAACTTTCAAAGGCGGTAAAGTGAACTCTTCGCCAGCCTCAGGCATGAAAATCTTCAGCAAGTTCATGCCGATTTTTTCTTCCACAGTTGCAGCTTGATGAGATGTCAAACGTAGCTTCAACTCTTTTTCGTCAGTAACTTTCCAAGTTGTGTATTTTAACGCCATTTAATTAACCTCCTAAACCATCTGTAAATTCCAAATCTGACTGCAAGGCAATCTTAAGTGTGAACTCGATAACGGCATTGACACCGCCTCCGCCAAGTTTTACAGATACTTGACCTTCAAAACGAACTTTAGTACCGTCTGGGTAAGCTTGTTCAAAGAAGAGTTTTTTCTTATTGTCTGCCGCTTTACGTAATACACGATAAGGCGCAGTTTCGCTATCGTTCTTGTAAGAGAATTTGTATTCCAATTCCCCTGCGTCCCCGATACCAAACTCATACATTTTTACTTTATCTTCAAGAGTAGTGTTCTCTACTTTTTCAGGTTCAATACCAAACTCTGGTACTTCTTTCAATCCAACAAGTTTGGTATAAGTTCCTTTAGCTTCGCCATAAGATAGCGTAATTCCATTTGCTAACATGTTTAATTCTCCATTCTAAATTGAAAAACAAGCTCTGAGTGTAAGTCAACGACACCTTCAAAACGCATGACCTTATGTCTCAAATGCGACGGGTCTGGCACGTCTTGGCAGTCGGTTCTTCTCAAACCTAAAGACTCAAAAATCTGATTGATTTTAACAGCTACCTCACTAGTGCTGGTATCATCAAAGATATCCACCTTGTAGCGGATAGATGATTTTTGTTCCTGGTCGTCGAACCACTCTCCGGGCTTGTTTTGTTCTTCCAAAAAAATAACGACTGGGAAAGTCTCCCAATCGCTAGGATAAGTATCAGTCACATTATCTGCGACCTTTTGCAATTCTTTATAAATAACAGGCTTGATATTGATCATTATATTTGTTCTCTTATCTTTCTACGGACATAATTCGAAATATTCTTGGACACACGCTCTTGATTGTCTCTCAAAGCTGGATAAAGATAAGGCTGGGCAGGTTGACCATACATCTTGTAGAACTCCCCAATCTTTTGAAAGTGGTAAGGTCCTACATCGATTTGGTCTTCATGCACATACCACGGGCTAGAGCGATAAGACACGCTGACCTCTGGTGATATACCTGAATGGCTAGCTTGTCCTTTTGGCCCTGTACCAAACTCTACGTATGGCGCATAGTGTAGATTTGTGTAAACCTCTCCTATAACCTTATCTCCGTCCATTTTAACCCTAGTCTTGATACTATTTCTAAGTTCTCCATTGTTACCTGGTGCAAGTCTTTTAGCATCAGCTTGGACAATGGTTTTGGCTGCATGATGAACCGCCTTTGAAACAATATCTCGTTGCGCAACATCTGACAACTTTCTGAACTTAGCTATAAGCCTATCTGCCCCTAGTAGCTCTGACACGTTCTAACTCCAAAACTTGATGATGCGTATAGACCTTTTTAGAAATAACCCTGTGAGTCACTTCTGTCTGGCTATCGATACACACACCATCTTTCACTTTGATAGTAGCTGACTTGTCGGCATTTGCGTTCAAAATATCATTGACACGCTCACCGTACAATTCAGATTGTAACTTGCTACTAGCTGGCCACAATTCAAGACGGACTGTCTCGGCTTCCTTGGCATACCCCTCTTTTGCGACACCTTCCTCTGTGACAGTTTTTTCAAACCGCCTCATCGGATAAGGCTTCAGTCTACTCTGCTTCAAAAACATGGCCTGCCACCCTTGCTAATCTGTGCATGCGTATACGCTGTAAAAGACCCGTAGACAGGCCGTTTTCTCCGTAGACTACTGCTATACCGCCCTCGGTTCTAGAGTGCTCTCCTTCCGCTCCTGAGCGATTGTGGAGCTCGATAGCAACCTCAGGTATTAAGAGATTTAAAGCAGACGTCAAAGATGTGCGATTAGTCTCTGATAAGATAAGATTTGTAGCCCTCGTTTGGAGCAACATGAGAAGCTGAGTATCTTCTTCGCCTGTTAATTTCTTCAGCAACTCTATAGACATATCAATCCTCTTCTAAGAACTCAGATTCAGGGAGGATTTCCTCAAGAACATCTGAGATAGCGACACCATTGCTGGCAAAATTGTTAGCCAGTTCTGCATAGCGCTCCTCAGTAATCTCAAGTTCTTCTCCTGCCAGTCGTTTCACATTTGATTCCCAATCATAGAAATCTTGTTTGATTTTAAATTTCACTTTTTAAATCCTCCAGCACCTCTACAATTTCGGCTTTTGATAACTTATAGGCGCCAGCTATGCCAGCTTCTTTGGCTAGATTCTTCAACTCTTCTAGAGTCTTATTCTCTAAATCAGAATACTGGCTAGCCTGCTCCTCTTGGATATAATGACGTCGTAGCAATAAGCTCATATCGTCACCTCTTACTCACCGAATTTTACAACTCGTGTAGGGTCGTATAGGTAAACACCATAGTGTTCATCACCAGTGATGACTGTTGTCTTTTTAAGGATGTCACGGTCTGTTTCGATAGCCACATCACGTTTTAGCATGATAACAAACGCACCATATTTGTTGGCATCGTCTGTCTGAGTCTGGCTAGGAGAGACTTTGACGATAAAGCCTTTACCTTTTTCAACTTTCTTAGTACGCACAATTTGAACACCTCGTGTTTCTCCAAATGTACCAGAAACAACTGTATTCGCTCCTACTTCTGTGCCTGAAATCCATTCTTTCACAGTGTTAGCACGCAAATCAATGGCATCTGCTGGATTGATAAGAGCTACATATTTTGCGTCTTCTTCATCGTCAAAAATAGCAAGTGCTTTATCAAGAGCTGCTCCTGTTGTTGGAGCTTCTGCAACGTGCTGTGTTGCAGTCTTAGCCACCGCTACCAAATCATCATCAATCTTGTTGGCAATAGCCAAACCAAGCTGGTAAGTCGCTTGACCTAGTGGGTCGCCAAGACCTGACAAAAGAGCTTCATCGGTAATTTCATAACCTTTAGCAGCCTTTTTGATGGTCATAGTGGTCTTTTTAGTAGTCAATTGGTCTGGAGAAATAGCTTGACCTTCTCCAACCTCAGTCGCATCTCCTGCGTACTCCCAAGCTGGAACTGTTAGAGTATTCCCTGGTTGTCCTTGGAGTGCTGTTTCCACATAAGCGAGTGGAGTAAATTTAATCAATTTAGGTAGTTTAGCGGAAACCATGTCCGCCATCACTTCTGGGTTAAACATAGTGGCTAATTTAGTTTGTCCTGCTGTCATTTATTTTAACCTTTCAATTTCTTATAGAGTTCTGGGTTCTTTTGATAGAGTTCATTTCGACTCTGATAACCCATACGAGCAAATTCTTCTTTTGTGATACCGTCGCTATCGACTGGCGCTTGTTTCATTGGGGCTCCGCCTTTTAGCTTTTCTTGTACGCCTTTTTGCACGGCTTGCTCCCATGATTTCTGCAATACAGCGACAGACTGCGATACCGTCTCTGCGCTTGTCAAATCGACTACATTTACTAACTCAACAGGTAAGTCACGTTCACTTAGCATTGCTTTAGCTTCTGCGGTCAATTCCTTACGAGCAATAGCCTTTTCACGGTCAGCTAATTCTTGCTCACGCTGGTCTAACTGATACTTCTGTTTCTCGTCAGCGTTCATCTTGGCAAGTTTCTTAGCTTCGTTTTCCTTGGCTTCTTGCTCAGCTTCCCATTTAGAGCGCTCGGCAGATAGCATCTTACCGATTTCAGCACGAGTGAAAGTTCGTTCGTGCTTTTCTTCCTGCACCGTATCAACATTTTTTTGAGTGTCGACAGTCTCAGTTGATTCAGTAGATACAGTTGCATTGATTTCTTCTGACATAATTGTCCTCCAGCGATTACGTCGCCACTCGATAATCTCGTTTTACGTCCGGCGACGGAACAGTACAGCTTTTAATGTCATCGGTACAGTTTGGACAATATAAAAACCGTACGGGATTCCATACGGTTAGGGCATAAGAAAACCGCCTCGATTTCGATGCGGTTAATTTTTATAGTTTAATTTCTTCAATTTTTGCACGCTGTTCTAGAGTTGAAAGATAATCCCACATAACCGAACGTTGTCTCTTTAACAAATCAATCGGACATTTAGGTTCAAACTCAAGTTGCCCTTTTTCGTATTTCCCAATCATCATGTCTAACTTCTGAAATCGTTCTCTCAATTCGTAGTATTCTTTTTTAAAGCGTTCTTTCCAATCTTCCATTTTTAGTTCCTTTCTTTTACGTTTCTATAAGGATAACTTCGCAAGCTACCACTGAAATTCTTTTTACAACCAATTCACAATCCAAAAAATCGCATGGATAACCTCCACCCAAATCCTTGTTATTGTGGCAAACTGAAATGTTTTGTTGTTCATCTATCACTTCACAAAGTTCTTTAACTTTCATTTTTTCAATTCTTTCTTTACACTTTCAATTATTCCGCTGATTACGGCCAGAATAATAAAGATTAACAACAAAAATACCAACCACCCAAAAGCGATTGATACCCATTCCCAAATGAACATGTTTTACTCCTTTCTGAGCCTCATTTTTGAGGCTTAGCATTCTTTTTCACCCATTTTTTGAAATCATCAAACGTATTCATGTTTTTAAGAGACAAATACTTTTCAACTTCTTCAATAGCTTTATCGACCGATTTGTCGTCAAAACAATAGCCATTACCAGATAAATCAAAAATTTTATTTTGTTTCTTCTTATCAACAATCCATAACTCCTCACCATGCCAAGCACTCTGTGGATCATAACATTTCTTCGATTGTATCTCAAGTCCGTTATCTTCAATCAATTCTATCAATTTTTTGTACTTGTTCATTAAAATTCCCTTTCTGGGCACGAAAAAAGCACTTAGATTTCTCTAGGTGCTTAATAATATAATTGCAGTAAGGTATCAAAATCATCTTCGAAAACATTTTGACTATTTTGTTTTATTTGCTCAACGATTTTATCCTTTTTATCTCTGTCCAAAGGGAGTGCTTCAAACGCTTCTTCTTTTACTAAGAATTCACCATTTTCTCCCTGGAATTCTTTTGTAATTTTTCTAATATGAGTCTCAAAATCGATAGATTGAAGTTCTTCGTCATTGATGTTATCTTCAATCGCATCTAGCAACAAACTAATTGAAATTTTAATCATCTTTAAGCACCCCTAACTTACTGCGGTTATAAACAACTGTATACAACCCATCATTATGCATTGCTTTATAACCATCGTAACCATGCAGGACAGCAAAAACATCTGCATTAGAGTCATTTATTCCTATTTGACTCATCAAAAAATAGTAATATTCATATAATTCATTATCATCGTCTAAATTTTTCAACCAAGTATGCTTTTCTTTTTTATAAAGTTCGTCAGTTAAAAATTTAAAATCGGAATGGTCGTAAAAAGCTTTTATTAGTAGTGGATTTGGTCCTTTATTAGCATATCTCTCAGCAACAAAACGACTTCCGAAATACAAACCACGCCCATGGGCAGATTTCACTCTACCGCTTAGGTCTAATTTCCCGTTTCTGAAATTATCCTTTAAGGTTTTTGATTTTATTTCTCCAGATTCACTATCACTTACACCACGATATATGGTCTCTAATCCAACAATATTATTAAGAATATTCGGTTTTCTATCATAGCCAACTCGTTTATATAAAAATCTTATAAATTTAGACTTCTCATCATCATACGGTTTTGAACGATCTGTCAATTTTTTATTTGCAGCTAATTCTAAAATATTTTTACCAGTTTCTCTTTCATACTCTTCTGAAACTGTCTTCAATCTTTTAGAGATATTTAATATTCTTTCTTTGTCACCTATATTATCCTCTGTCAACGGGTAAAAGTCAAATGTTTTTATACCATTTTTTGATTCCTTAACAACGTCCACACCATCCACATACTTGCTATACCACTCTTTATAAGTCATATCGGCAGGTACTAGCTCGGTCTTACCTGTAACTGGATTCCTTGCTCTGCGCTTGAGCTTGCTATAGTTTGCGTCCTCATCGTATCCGACAGTAGTAGACCTACACCAAGGGTGCATAGGCGGACAATTGACACCAGGGACAGCCTTATCCCTATCATAGATCTTATTATCGTGCTCTTGGCAGATATGTGATGTACGCTTGTCTAAGACGGCCACAAAGATATACTTCTCTATGTCTGCTTCTTCATAGCTGAGTAGTTCCATTTGGTTATGAAAAAAGGCTGATTCTGTCCGAACCAAACGCCTTGCATCATTCTGACCTACATTGAACCGTTCAGCAATTGCTTGTGCAGTTTCTCGTGTATCTCTGCCTGTCATGAGACTCATGAGGAGTTCATCTTTTATGCTTGAAGTGAGCTTTCCTGTATTCTTCCAGATGTCTGTTGAGTACGTACTTCCGTCACCTACCCAACTAAAAGACTGTAGATGTTTAATCTCGCTCTCAGGAAGCCCAGAAAAGCCATATGCTAGTCCTGTCTGCTGTTGTAGGTCAAAGGTAGCCTTGTAGTAGCTATCCTTCATCAGATCGCTATAAAAGGCATCTGAGCCTGTCTTCTCTGAATGATAGATAGATTCACGCATACGGTCTAAATCGTCGCTCAAACGCTCTAAGCGCTTCATACGGAAAGAATAAGCTGGGCTGTCTAAGTCAGCTAGTAACCTTTGGATGTTCGGGTCATTCGGTCTTGCTTCAAGCACCTTACGAAGTTCATTCAAGTCTTTCTTGTCTTTCATGTTCTTCAAGACTTGTCTAGCATCTACCTGGCTTAGACCATAATCACGTTGGAACTTATCGAAAATCTTATTGATTTCCTTATCCAAGTAAGTCTTAGCTTCCTGATAGACCTTATCGAACTGGTCTGCCTGCTTTTCGGCCTTGTCCATCTGTTGGTAAATCAGATTAGCTTTCCTCTTCTCCCAATACTCCTGATTCTTCATCTGCTACCTCATCTTCGGGTTTCGTGTTGTCTTGGTTGAACATCGGCATGTCTTCCATGTTCTTCTTTTTCTCTTCTTCCAAGGCTTCCAGCTCAGCGTCAGGGTCTTCCACAAATGGCAAGAGAGAAATAAGCTGTCTATTGGTCACTTTGCCTTCCAAGTTATTCACAATCTGAGAGATTTCCAACAAGTTCTTAGGTAAACCACGGCTAAACTGCGGAACGATCGAATGAGACTCTAAAGCAATCTGCTTCATACCCAAGTAATGAGCAAAAATCGCAATACGCTGTCTTAAACCTCGCTTGTAGTTCGCTTCCTTGGTCTTGGTAATCATCTCAAGGCCCATCAGCTTGAATTCCATGGCTACGCCCGACGTATTCCCTGCGAAATTCTCATCGGTCAGATTAGGCACATGGCTGAATGTGTAGATGTCCTCTTTCAGAGCTGTGCGCAAGATTTCAGTAGCACTTTCGTCCAAGGTGTTTTTCAAGAACTCGGCTCTTGCACTATCGCCCGGTAATTCCAAAAGACCTTCTTCAGAAAGAATCTTCATCGCTACCTTGGCATCTTCTGGCGTGTCTGCTAACTGCGTACCATACAAAACAAGGATAGACTCTACTGCCTGCTCCTTGTCATTGACACGGTTACCCATCAAGGAATTATAGGCATCAATCAAGCTAATCTGTTGCTCGTAGTCGCCAATCGCAAAGTGATTGTTGCGATACTCGATAATCGGGATTTGGCCGAGGTTATGAGGTGTTGCCTCTTCAATCTGAGATGCTCCTGAATCTGTACTTCTCAGAATCATGTGATAGTGCAGATTCTCAGTAAAGACCTCTGCCTGGTACTTAGTAGTGTCTTTCGTATCATCCTTGACTTGATAGTAGTAGACCGCAAACAATGGCTTACGCTCAATGCTATCATCATAGACCATGAAGGTATTCTCTGGATCAATACTAGTTGAGTCCAATTCAGTCAATCCCTCTTTGGCATAGATGTATTCATAAGCACGACCATAAATAGCCATATTCAAAGCGTTCTGCGCATCCACTTGGTCAATCTCAGCGCCGTCAAAAGCTGTAAGTAGTGCATTGATATCACCTTCAGCAGTATTGTTGTACTTGATAGGATTGCCCATAAAATAGCCTGTAGCCGTGTCTGCGATATCCTTGGCATGATTAGCTACCGTCTTGTAATTGGGTGCGTTCTCGTTGCGTCTCTTGTGATTTAAGATAGCGTGGTCACCCAAGTAGTAGCTTTTAAGTTTCTTCAAATATGAGCCTTCAGTGCTATGCTTCGTTATCAATTTGTAAATCAGGTCTTTCTTCAAAGAACCCTCATCATATCCATCCCGCGGATAGGTTAAATATTGGTACATATCTTTCCTCTCTATAAACCATAATCAGAACGTCTGCGGACGGTTGCTTTCCCACCTTCTATACATTGAAGGCTGTAACGTAAAGCGTCCATCAAGTGGTTATTTTTATCTTCTGGCTTGTTCAACCAATTGCCTTCTTTATCTTGTTGATAACAATAGCTATAAAATTCATCCATGATGTTTTTACAATCTGGATGCACATAAATAGCGTATCCTTGTAATTTGGACACGCCTGCCATAATACTATCCTTACCTTTACGACTCTCTTTAATTCGAGTTATACCATGCTCTGACCTTAGTTCCTCAATCAGTCGCAATTCAGAACTATCGGCAATGATTTGTGAACGATGATAACCTTTGTCCTTTATCATCTTCGCAACTTCTTTGGTTATCAATCCGACTTTATATGCCTCATCAAAGACATAAATCTCTTTCGTCGTATCGTTTATCAATGAACAACACAAAGCAGTTGGGTCGTGAGTGAAACCAAAGTCAAGTCCGATACATAATTTATTAGCTGAATCTTGTAATAATTCATCTTTATTGAACTCCTTGACAGTCACGTTTTCATAGATTAAACCTTCAGCAACTCCCCATTCGCCATCACAAACGATTCTAGCCCGTCTTGGATTCGTATGATACAAATCCTCATAACGCTTGATATCGACTTCATCCAGCCACTCGTTGCATTTATAAGTAGTCGTAGTAGCGAATGTGTCAGCCCGTCTCGTCTCTTCGTCAAAAAAGACACGTTTGAGCCAGTGCCTCTCGTTCCACGGATTAAATGTGACTGTGATCTGTTTAAAGAAATCAGGTACGTCTAAGCTACCACGGATTGACTCGACTACTGTACTGAACTTGTCTTCAGTTTCGATTTGATACGCTTCCTCGAACCATGCCCAACAAAGAATACCAACGTCAACTGTAATAGATGTGATTTTTAGTTCATCATCCAAACCACGGAACAGAATCTTTTGCCCAGTCGCTTTTATAGTTATTTCGGGCAAAGACTCGTTAAATTTAAATAAATGAGTCACACCTAATACATTACACGCCCACTTAAAATCCGTATAGGTCGATTGCTTATTTGTATTCGAGTATCTACGAATAACAAGCAAGTTAGCCCAAGGATATTTCAAAAGACGGATAACATAATTCAAAGCGGTTGTCTTGGACTTCTTCGAACCACGGGAACCTTTGACTACACGATAAAGATTTCTTGAACGCCAGAATTGTCCGTACCCAGCTCCTACTGTCTTAGGTAGGTCAACAACAATATCATTCTGTTTAATCTGGTATGTCTGACTCATTCGCAAACACCACCGTTCCAGAAACGTCTGCCTCTACTTTGTCTGTCCACATCTTATGTCGTTTACCTAACAATTCAAGAGCTTTATTCCTATCGCTGTTCTTTGTTGGGTATTCGACAAGTTGAGGGATTTCATTGTAGACTTTTACAGACTTACCAGTCACGGGATCAGTCATCAACTCAGCTACTTTCGTCGTGACTACTGTTGTTTCTTTCGCTTGTCCCGACGCGATTTCTGACAGCATCACAAGAATTTGTTTTTGAGTTAAGATTTTTTCATCTTGCAACTCCTCCATTCGATTTTTGATGTAATCAGAAATTCCGACATTATCCAACAATTCAGAAGATCTTGCTTTAGCATACTTCTCACTATACCCTGCTTTTAAAGCTGATTGATAAGCATTACCTGAGATGATGTACTCATCTGCGAATCGTCTTTGTCTTTCATTCAATTTTCCATCACCTCCTTTCACAATAAAAAAAGCCACACTATGTGCGACCTTCTTAAGACCTCTCACTGCGAATTAAAATCGCGATTGGAACGACAGGACTCGAACCTGTGACATCATCCGTCTACCATATATCCATTAACCAGCATGAGACTACTGCTTTAAACGAGTGACTTTTGATAACTTATAGTTTATTATCTTGTCCACAAATATTCCTACTTGTATCACTCATGCACGATTGGTTAGACCAATCACTCCTTACATCACAAACTACTAAGCCATTTTTCAATTAACGAAGACCCCGCTAAAAGTCTAAGCTGCTTTACTCTTTGACTTTACTCTCATCCTTGCGAGACTTGAGTAGGCAATCTAATTGCCGAAGTACACTTTCGTTTGTGACGGGCGATGACTTTTGCTTTTTTTGAGTTTTTTCTATCTTGAATAGCTTTTAAAATATAAAAATCATCTTTCATCTATCACAGACACGCATCGCCATGTGTTTCATTCTCTTTTGAAGAACAAAATGCACAGCGCCTGCTTGTTATCGATTGTTTTGCGGACAATCAACTCACCTTACATACTTTTGGGAGGCGCCCAATTTTTGTAAGATATGGTATTAAGCTCTTGTTGCACCTCGAACCAAACACCTCTTTCCTCTTATAGACTCGTTTCACAGCCAAACTGCCACGTTTGCATTTCCTCAGCACCTTGCCGTTGGAATCTCTCTGCTTTAACTTCGCCTACCTATTCCAAAACTGAAATAGTTAAGATTAAATTGCTTAGATTGACCATTTCTGGCAGGATGTTTGATAGATTTAAAAACATCCTTTTCCTGAGTTACCACAGATTATCTAGGCTAAGCCCTAAAAATGCAAGACGACTACTACCTTGCGTGTTAATTAGTAATCAATTTGAAAGTTTTCCTTTTTTTATTTTTTTGTAGTCTTTACAACCTCTAGCGGAATCAAACCGCCTAGCTTATAACTTACCTAGGATATAAGTAGCTACGCAATCATGCAAGGTCCAGTCGCTTCTGCCGACCTTCTAATAAGTTAATGAGTAACATGTGAATACTCGTCCGAAAACTTACCCTGCTTTACTACTCAGGACACAAAATACTCAAAGGAGAGTGTGGGATTTGAACCCACGGACCGCACATAGGCGACCACCCGTCTAGCAAACGGGCGCATTCAACCTGACTCTGCCAACTCTCCATGTCAGGGAAGGCTTACTGCCTTACCCTTAATTCTTGATGATACTATAATAGCACGATTGTTAGACCAGTGCGCTTCAACCTAGTTCACATTAGTTCACTTTTATCAACTACAACACCTAATTCACGGATTGCATCTTTCTTCTTTTTGTAAAAAGTGGTCTTGCTGCATCGTAAAAATTCAATCATATCATACACGTTTGCTTTCTGAATATACACCATCCTTAGAATTGTTCGACTTGCAGGCTTAGGCATTTTATCAATCAATTTACTGAGCTCAATTCTGCGCTGGATAGCTTCAGCAGTTGCTTGCTTCATGTACTCTTTCAAGGAATCTTGCATGCTAAAAATATCGATGTAACGTTCATCTAATCGAACCTTCTGACCACCTTGAACCTTATCCATGCTTATTTTAGGGCTAGAAAGCAAACTAGCTTCAAGATTAGCAAGCTCGTCTATTCGACTCTGTATCTCTTCATCCAAATTCTGTAGTTCATCAAGTAACTCTTTAGCCTTGTTCACTCTCTGTCTCCTTTGTGATATAATAATATTATTGAGATTATAGCTGAGGCAGAGAGTGCCTTGGCTTTTTTTGTTCTAGTAGCTATTGAGTATCTTTAGAGTCTCCTCTTTGTCTTACGCTCGTAATCTTATCATAGTAGCACTTCCTCTCCAACTTTTACTTTATCGTATTGCTCTCTAGTAACTACAAAAATCCCATAATCTCTGATAGTTACTGTGTATAGCTTCCCGTGCCGTCCTTTCTCGACGACTTTACCAAATATCTCAGCGCCTTGATTATCTGCCTTATAGATAACCATTGGCTTCTTTTCTTCTAAATCTCGAATCCTGTCCATCTGCCAGATATTCAATCCAGCAGACAATAAAATCCAGACTGCTATGAATCGTTTCAATCTGTGACCTCCTCGAATTTCATAAACGTCATCCAATGCGTAGTACCTCTTTGTTGCCCAAATAATGGTTTAAAAGGTACAGATTTAAGAATTTCTTTAACGTTGATTTGACAATCAGACCATTTAAAAACTAGAGTACCTCCAACTTTTAGAACTCTCATACATTCTTCAAAACCCTTGGCTAAATCTTCCGACCAGGTAACTTTATCCAGCTGGCCATACTGAGCTTTCATGATTGAGTTTTTACCTGCCCATTTTAAATGAGGTGGGTCAAAAACAACCAAATTAAAAGTATTATTTTCAAATGGCATGTCACGAAAATCACCAATAACATCAGGGTCTACGTTGACCTTTTTGTCATGTATCTCAAATATTTCTTGCCTAATATCCATGAAAGTTGTATGACTCTCATTTTTATCAAACCAAAACATACGACTGCCACAACAAGCGTCTAGTATTCGTATATCTCCCATCACTCAACCTCCTTGCTCTTAGTTTCTCCAGTAAGTCTATTTTCTAAAATGTGACTTGTATAGCAAATATCGCTTTTATATGTATAGTGATTAACAGTTTCTTCAACCCACTGACTTCGTGTGTAAGGGTATCTGTTTGGTCGTTTCATGTTACCACCTCATATATAAATATTTCGTGTCAATATCTTGTTCTAAAATACACTCTTTCAATGACTTTAAAACCTCCAATGCACCGCTAACTGTTCCCCATCTATTTTCAGGTTCATACTGCACATACTTTTCAGGGTACCGTTCTAATTCAGAGATACCGCGTTGAATGTTATCTAAAACATCAGCAATGGTGTACGTAGTGTCTTGGTCAAAATCCCAATCCATAGCAATTCTGAACATCTTACCGAGATTGTAGGTCGGAGAACTATATCTAGGTTCAGCAATACGGATATATTGTCCGTTTTCTATTTTCGCTAAGATTTCCAAATCATAACTCATCCCTCCACCTCCTCAGCGTTTTTAAGAGTAAATCCAACTCCATACATTAACAAGTAATTTTGAAACCTTACAAAGTCTTCAATCAATTCAGCTTCTTGCACATCGTATTCGCCAATTTCATCCAAAAAGTAATCTATATCCTCATGTTGTACACTGCCATATTCGGTTTTTTTGTGATTCATTTGAAATTCGTAACCATCTACATCAATTGTATAATGAATACCATCCGTCGAATTTTCGTATTTGTAATTCTTAATAATCATCACTCCACCTCCTCAATCTCAATCCCTGGGCAATCGAATACCCATCCGAATCCAGCTTCTTCTAGTTCTTTACGGGTGTGTGCTGTACGAAATTTATTGTCAATTTTTAACGATGACAACACCCAAGCTTTTTGAAATTTAATAAAGTTTAAGTAATTAAAATCATCGCTTTCCATCCCTTTGAATCTTACATAATACCGCTCCTCCTCCTCGACTTCATAGCCGAATTGGTGAATGTTGACGAGAATTTGAATAAAGTCTTTTGTATCCGATATCCACTTTAAAAAATCGTTATTGTCTATTGAATCTTCCCGTCTAATGCAGAGATTTACAATACTGTTATTGAAGTCGTGATAGTGCAATAAATACCAATCTGCCACACACTGCGGAACTTTGACCGGTTTGGGTTCGTCTAGTTGTTTGATTAGATCAATTGCAGTTTCGGTCGGAATGCCTTTGACTACAGTTCCAAACATATTCAAACCATGAATCCCGATTTCTTCAAATTCTTTAATCAATTCCTGCTTATTCATCTTCCAACTCCTTTATTCTCTTCTTCCATCCTTTCACTTTCTTTTTAAGCAAGTCTCTTTCCTCAGACCTGCTAAAAGCAAGCGATTTAACACACGGCTCAGATAGTTCAACTATCCTTGCTTCCGTCTGCTCGATTGTGCGTTTCAGTCCGTCGATTACTATCTGTTTGCTATATTCCATGGTTTATCCTGCCTGTTTCTCTAGCCAGTTCAAGAGCAATCCGAACTGCTCTGTCACTAGTTCATCATCATTGTATCGCTTGCAAATTTCGCTAATCGACGACACCGCCCATAGCCAATAAGCGTCGGAAGCAAAACCGACTTCTTGGCTCTTCTGGTTGCTGCGCGCCATCCATTCTGGAATTTGTCTGCTAAAGAAATCAATGTAGTCAATTCTCATGGCAATTCCTCAATCTTGATATAGATTCCGATTGTGTTCGCCCAAAACTTTTCGGCAATCTCGCTGGCCACTTGCGCATCATCTTGCCAGTATCCAAGTTTCGTCATGCAATCCTTGAGCAACTTCTGTAAATTATCTGTATCCGGCTTTGTAGTCTTGTACTGACCATCGTAGCTTTTTTTGATACGAGGGAAGCACCACTTAACTGTCAGTCGAATAGCTCCTTTAAATTTATCAGGAGGTACATGCTGCGCAAGCAAGCTCTCAAATTTCGCTCTGGCATTTTTTAGATCCTCTGGTTCATAAAAAATCGGCTTACCAGATCTCACATTTACCTTTTTCTGTTGATGAGTTGTTGTCGGTATTTTTTTCATCGGTAAAAAGAATTCAATCATCAGCCAACTCCCTTAAAATTACACCCAAGGTCGCACTAGCGCTCATAAGCAATCCAAATGAGTAATCTGGATTAAGTGCCATCTCTTCAAAATCATCTTCACATTTATCCAACAAGTCATCGATTTCCTTTTTAAGATTATCAATATCTTTTTTATTTAATGTCATTTTTTACCTTCTTTTTTTATACGCGCCTAAGTTCAGAGTGAAGGACAGGGTTACAGGGTTACAAGGGGCGGATGCATAGCCCCCTTGTACCTGTACCTGTTCTTCTGAACTCTCAGGGACACTTCCTAAATTCTTCTTCTCGAAGAGAGAAGAATTCTGTCCCTAGCTTTGTCCCTGGGTTTCTCGGGTTTGTCCCTAGAGCTTAAAACCCGCATGGTTGTGCGTTTTCTCAGGGACACTCTCGGGTTTGTCTTTGTCCCTACAGACACTCCAGAGACACAGGGACACTCTCAGGTTTGTCTCTGAGAGTCAAGGACATTCCCGAGGGACACTCTCGGGTTTGTCTGTCGGGTTTGTCCTTGTCCCTACTCTGTCCCTGGCCCTTCTTTGGGTGTGATTTGATTGTTTTTCACTTCAAAATCATTTCTATTTTTGACCCATCTTCTGATAGTTTTTTCACTAACAGGGTTGTCTTTTGTTGAAAAATATTCCACCATTTCACTCAATTCGACCGGATTAATTCCATCGAATAACACTTCCATAGCAGTAGTAAATCTCTCGTCAGCAGATTTCTTTTTCTTCTTGTTGCCCTTTTTACTATCTAAATTCTTTTTCCAATTTGGCGTAGTATCTTCTAATTGGATATCTGCTAACACACCTGATTCATCAAGTGTATGCACTGGATAACTAAACCACATGTTCACTGGCTTGAATTTGGCAAACTCTCGAAGCGTACCTTCAACACGCCATGCGGTTGCTATCTGAATCTTATTGCGAGCTTCTTCTAGCTTGTCCGTGTAGGGCGCTCGAGCCATGACATCAGGAATACCCTTTTCAAAGTGCATCCGCATCTGTGCAGGACTCAAGATGTCATCTAGTCCGACATTCTGTTGGTAATAGGCATTATTTCGTTCTTGCAAAGCTTGTTTGTAAACCTCGCATGCTGCTTGGTTCAGTCGCTGTGTCAGCAATTCTTCTGACACTTCTAGCTCTACTAAATCGATAAGCGCGTCAGGATCCCGAGCGAATACACCCGAACCACTAGCGCGGTCCATGGACTTCTTGCCACCTTGCGAACCTTTTGAGTGGTGATGGCAGTAGATAACGCTAGAGCCTAACTCTGTGGCCACTTTATCAAATTGATTCGTAAAATGTGCCATCTGGTCTGCACTGTTCTCGTCACCGGTCAGGACCTTGTAAATCGGGTCAATGATGACTGCGATGTAATTTTTCTTCAAAGCTCGACGAATAAGTTTAGGCGCTAGCTTGTCCATCGGTACAGTCTTCCCACGAAGATTCCAGATATCGATATTCTGGATGCTTTTAGGTGGTAATCCCATAGCTTGATAAACGTCACGGAAGCGATGTAAAGCGGATGGTCTATCTAGCTCCAGGTTGACGTATAAAACACGTCCTTGAGTACAATCCCAACCCAACCACTTCTTCCCTTCAGCAATCGCGATTGACATCTCAATCAAAGCGAATGACTTGCCAGCCTTAGACGGTCCAGCAATCAGCATCTTGTGACCTTGACGAAGGACACCTTTTATCAACTCAGGAGCCAATTCTGGCAAGTTATCCCAGCTGTCGGCCAATCCTTCAGGATCAGGTAAATCATCGTTCAAATCTTCGATGTATTGATACCATTCATCCCAATCGGTCTTACCAATATTCGTATCTACCAAGAATTGCTTCTGTCCATTACGGATGAACCCAGGCATACGAGATAGTCTACTTGGATTTCGATTCTGTGTATCGACGATAATGCCGTTCTTTTGACAAATCTTATAAAGATAATCAACCCTATTACGGTATTCTTCGTAATTCTTGGCATCTACTTTGACGATGGCATGTAGTGACTTGTTTCCGCTATGCACCAAGGCAACAATCGGCAATTCAAGTTCTTTGTAAATGGCGTTCTGCTTATCGATTGGCATACTATCGGATTCAACCAAGGCGTATCTGAAATCTGTCACGTTTTCATTTTTTGCACCTTTCCCGTCCATTGGATTGAAACGAACCCATGCACCAGCTTCTTCGTGATAGTCACCTAAGACTGCACCGATATCACCATTGCACTGACTCAACTCTTTAATAAGCTGGCCAGCCGTCCTGTCGTAAGCTCCCTTCGTTGGCAACCATTTGACAATCTCGCCTGTTTCATCGTCAGTCTTTGGATAACATTCAGTCACATAACCAACATTTTCGCTAGCCTCAAAGAGCGTTTCGAGGTATTTGATAATTTCCTGAACCGGGTTCCAAATAGTTGGCTCATGGATTTCCTTACCTTCAATCCAGTCTTTATCAATAACACGATAATCACGGTCTATTGTATCGGTCCAGCCTAACTCATGTGCATTCTCGCTATCGTAGCTGGATTGCGACACCCAGCCATTTTCTTTAGCAAGTTGGGTAATCGTCGCACCAGTCACAATCGTTCCTGCTTGTTCGTTGAAAGTATCCCATTTCTTGAAACACTCAAATTTCTTGTATCGGCTATCATTTTGTGACCAGTTATCCCAGTCGGATGCTGTATATCCTTCATGTTTAAGAGCCATACCGACATTGACCCACGTCTGATAATCTACCGTGGCAGGATTGATGTAATCCAGCAACGGCAACAAATTAAAATCATTCTCTGCCACTATCTCCTCCTTCTTAATTTAGTACATATTCAGCTGGTCGCACGCTTGTCGGAACTCTCCAACCATTAGCTGCTATGCGATTAATCATATTTTTAGCTTCTTCGAACGGCCACATTCCCACATCTTTGAAACCATATCTTTCGAGTAATCTGATTTGCTTAGGTGTTGTTAAGCCTTCTTGTTGTCTTTTGTTAAGTCTATCTAGTAATAGATTCGCTTTACCTGCGTTTCCAATCTCATCAGTAAAGATGCCGTATTTCTCAAGAGCTTTAATTTGCTTATCACTAGCAGGTGCCATCTCCCATCCAAAGTTAGGTACGTAGTTTGATAAATCTTCAGCATGGATAGACATTTCAAATTGCAATGGATCCACTAATTTGCGTTTACGCTTACGCATTTCTTCCAATTGTTTGGCCAAAGCTTCCTCACGTTGAGCGACTACGTCTTCTGCAGCCTTGACTTCCATATCTTCAAGGTCAAGCATTACACCAGTTTGCTCTTCCATGTTCTCAACCATCTTTTGAGCAACTTCTGGAATCTCACAAATCAAGTGAGCTGGTCTGCAAAGCTCGTGTCGTTCAGTATGCCAGAGAAAATCCAGTAAGAGTAGTTCTTCTTTTCCTGGATGTAAACGAGTACCACGCCCCACCATCTGGCTATACAAAGCACGCACTTTAGTAGGTCTCAGCACTACCACGCAATCCACTGAAGGGCAATCCCAACCTTCAGTCAAGAGCATCGAATTACAAAGCACGTTGTAACGGTCTTTCTCAAAGTCTTCTAAGATTTCTGCACGGTCCTTGGACTCTCCATTGACTTCGGCAGCACGAAAGCCTTTTGCATTTAGGATATCGCGAAACTTCTGCGAGGTCTTTACCAGTGGCAAGAATACAACTGTTTTGCGGTCAGCGCATTGCTTGACCATTTCATCTGCTATCTGCTCAAGATATGGATCTAATGCTGTTCCGACATCGCTCGCCTTGAAATCACCTGCCGACATGCTCACATTTGATAAATCTAAGCTAAGCGGAATTGTCAAAGCCTTGATTTTAGATAAGTAGCCTTCTTTGATAGCTTGTACCAACGAATATTCATAAGCAAGGCTATCGAAGTAGGAGCCAAGGTTTTTCATATCTCCACGGTCAGGCGTAGCTGTAACACCCAGCACATCCGACTGCTCAAAATAACCAAGTACACGTTGGTAGCCATCTGAGATAGCGTGATGGGCTTCATCAACTACAATCGTATCGAACCAATCAGGAGGAAATTGACTAAGTCGCTTCTCTCTCTGCATGGTCTGAACTGAGCCAACGACTACTCGATACCAAGAACCGATAGAAGTATTCTCTGCTTTCTCTAAGGCCGTACCAAGTCCTGTTGCAGTCTTGAGCTTGTCGCTAGCCTGCTCTAACAATTCAGACCTATGAGCAAGGACAAGTACACGCTTGCCCTCTCTCACTTGATCTTCGATAATTTTGGAAAAAACAATCGTCTTTCCACAACCTGTTGGCAGTACTAAGAGCGTGCGCTTGCGACCTTTAGCCCATTCAGCTTGAACAGCTTCCCGTGCTTCCTGTTGATAAGGTCTTAATTGCATCCCTTACCTCCTAGAATTGCCCAGCTTGATATCCAGCTTGTCCTTGCGGTTGTTGCGCAAAATTCGGTTGCTGTGGTTGCTGGTAGCTTGCTTGTGTAGTTTGTCCTGGTTGTTGGTTCAATACTTTTGTATGATCCACATCTTCAGGATAGAGCATAGATTTGACTTCGTTATAATTATTTTCCTTGTACTGTCGAGTTCCGACTTTACATACACCAGTTGCACCTATGATGGTATTCCAGTTCATGCGAAGCGGTTCACCTTTTTTCTTTTGGCCAATTGCAGCAAAGAAAGCAGATAGCATTCCTTCAGTTGAGCTGTGTAAGAATAGATTGTGACGCAATTCGGTTTCACCTTCGTTAGCTACAATCTTAATGCTGACGATAGCCTTGTTACACGCTGGTAATTTCCCTGGATTTTGCGGATTCGGCGTGTGTCGTGTGCGTTCCATGCCAACGACTGTAAAATAGTACAATCCATCAGGTAGTAGGACGTATTCCGAGTCTTTTTCAATCGTATCTTCCCATCCAAATTCGCGTTCAAAGTTGTTGTATTGTGGTTGTGTCATGTTGTTTTTCTCCTTATGCTAAAATTGTGATTTTATCGTTGTTTGCAAGTTCTGTTTTTAAATAATCTGAGATGTTTTTAACAGCATCTAATTTCCATTTGCCCCCATCCGCTTCAAAGAGAGCTAGATTCGCTGATTTGTTAACTCTGAATACAAACTGACTTGCTGGTTGTTCTACTTCATTGAAGGTACGATATGGTCGTAAGGTTACTGGATTTGGAGTCTTAGCCTGTGCTAGACTTGCTACACCATCACGAACAGTCACCGTTTGTGTAACACCGTTATCTTGAGCCTCTGCCCCTTTTTCGATTTTTAAGTGACTAGCAAAATCTAAAACTAGATTGCGATCTGCATCATTGATAAACATAGATTGCAACATAATATTAAACTCTTCCTGATTACACCAATGACTAAAGGGAATAACCGGAACAGATGCCTTTACAGATACAAGTTGAGGACGTTTGCCATATTCAACATCCACTTGATCATACACGGAAACTCTTTGACAACTTTCTACCACCACTACAAGTCTACGACCACCGATAAAGTCGTTATCTGACTTGAGATAATCAACTAAACTTTTGAGTGTTTGAAGTTCAAGAATCGGTGCATATTTGCGAGGTCTAAGCTCTCTGAAGTCATGCTTATTAATGTCAAAATATTCCTTTCCGTTTGATGAAGAAATAATTTTATTTTCTTTTTCTGCTAACTCAACTGCATAAGATAATGCTTCTTTAAGATTTTCTGTCATAGTTAGTTACCTGCTTTCTTTTTGTTGTAATCAATAATATTTGTATTTTGTTGTTCGACGTTTTCGATGAGTTCCCCAGTATCTGTTCTCATGTCACCATTGTCATCAAAGTAAGTTTGCCCAGGGATACCACTTTTAAGTTCATTAGCGTGGATTTTACCAGCATCATCACGACCTACAATGACAGTGGTTGCAACACCTTTTTGCGGTGCCAATGTAGATTTGACTTCCATACCTGTCTTAACGACAGTACGTTCATCATCTGTTGACATCGTCAGCGTAATAGTGACCTTACGAGTAGCCTTAGCTTCCGTATTTGGATCTAAAATGTTATCAAGGACTTTTTCAAGTTCTTTGTCAACCTTTTCTTGTAAGGCTGTATTGGCGATTTTTGACAAATCAATTTTAATAGTTTTATCTTTCATAGATACCTCTTGTTATACCTTGCTATGATTTCTAATTCCCAAAATCTACACCGTAAAGGGTAATTCTGGTTCTTTTCTAACTTGATTTTCAATAACTTCCACAGTTGCTTGCCAATGAGCGACAATCATATCCCAGTAGTCAGTCGGGAAACTTTCAATAGGAGTCCCTAGTGGAAAATGCCCGCGAATGTAAGCGACTTTTTGAAGTTCTTCTTCTGTCACGTTTCCTTGCGCCATGAGGTCTGTCAAACTCTTTGGCAAATTCGTGTGATATTGCGCAGTCGTTGCCTGTGGTGTGCTAGGAGCTTCATTTTGAGGGTTTTCAGCTACATGCGACATATCGAGAGGCAATTCTTCTTGAACTTGTTCAGGGGCTTGCTGTACGGTCTGCTGAGGTGCTGGGGCTACTGGAGGTTGTGGCGGAATAGATTGCGTTTGTTGACTCGCAAAGATATAAGCGATTCCAGCGTAATGAAATGGCATTTCGTCAGGTAAGCCATGTCGATTCTTGGCATCCCACGCTGGGCGATGGTTGGTATACATCACACGCTCACCGCCTTGCGCTTTCTTCTTACCGTTATCAGTCGTCATGACCAAGGTCTTGTAATTGGCAAATAGAACCATGTCTGCCCATTCTTTGACAAGCGGTGCCGTCTTAGAACCTGTCTTTTGGCCAAGTTTCAATTCGTATCGGTCGTAAGAACCCATCTCGTCCGGCTGTTCAAACTTCTTGATTTGAGCGTGTGCAGTCAATACTACATTGATCCCCATATCAACTAGGTCAGATAAGACATTTAAGAAACGTCCCATTTCTTCCTGAACATAGGTATAACCTTTACCCCAACCAAAGTCTTCAATCCCTTGTTTTCCATGTTGCGAACAGATGTAATTAACTGCCAAAGCTTCTGCCCAGTCGATTGTGTCGATAACGAGTGTCCCACACTCAGTCGGATTTGCCTTAATAAAAGCAATCTCATTGATGAGCATGGTCCAGCTGGTCGGCTTGTCGAGTCGTGCCACGTCCATGTTATCTGTCGAACCTTCCGTGTCGATGAAGACCGCATTTGGAAATTCAGCGGCAAACGTGGACTTGCCAATTCCTTCAGGACCGTATATAACTACTTTTTGAGCTCGCGCCCGTTTTCCTCTTGTGATTTGCATGTTTAGTCATCCTCCAATCCATTTGCCAAAATAGCAAGAAGCTTTTTGAACGACTCAGATTTTGAATTCTCGGTTTTGTCTGTTAAATCTTCCGGTTCTTCACCGTCAAGTGTTTTAAACTCATACGTTGCAGTCACTTCGAGTAATTCACAATTTAATGCATTCGCTAGTTTTGTAAAATCTTCAATTTGTACTTTTGTTGCTTCAACTTCATTTTTAGCAGCACGTTTCATTCCTTCTGTATATTCTGCTGAATAAGCAAGAGTTTGTTCTTTGCTTTTATATTTCGATAAAAAGTCACCTGTTTTTTTGTTACGAAATACGATAAAAGTTTCTGTTTTTTTCATGATTGTTCTCCTTTAATTTTTAAAATCCACCTTGCCATGTTTTTGGCGTTTGTGCCACCTCTGGCTTCACGCTATACCCGTCTTCAATCAGGATGCTACACTCATCTCCTGTTGAAACTCTAGTCGCGATTGCTTGCAATCCTTCCTGCTCAAGCCATGCGCCGAATTCTTGTAGAGTCAGCTGATCCATTTGTTCCAGCTTGTCAATCAACACAAAACCACACTCTGGTTTCAATTTACGCACGATTGCAGTCGCTACCTGTAGTTGCTGACTACCAGACATGTTATCCCAGCGCTGGCCAAGATAGAGCAATTCGCCATCATCAACGGACAAACCAGATAAAGGTAAATCTGCGTTAGTAAGCAGGTCTGTCTTCTGCTTGCGGATGTCAGCAATAACAAGGTCTAATTCACGATATTGCTCGCGATAACCCTTGGCATCTTCTTCTGCTTTATCCTTGTCCAGATTAGCACGCACTTTACGATTGATTTCGTCAATCTCTGCGATGTTCTTTTCGATTTCTTCAGTAGATTCATCGAGAAGATCCATGGCATCGGTATTCGCGATAGCCAAGTCTTGAGCTAACTGACTTTCTTTTGATTTTGCGTCAGCCAGCAATTGTTCCAGCCGTTCAACCTCTGCAGTTGCGGAAGCGTGTTGACTCTGGATAGATACCAAGTTCTGACGCTTACGAGCGTTCTCACCATTCTTGGCAAGTATGGCTTGTTGTTGTTGGATAAGCTCAGAGATAGAGACTAATTCTTTCGGTGCGTCAGGATAGTAAGGTTGTTCTTTTGCGAACTTCTCCTTTTGGTCAGCGATCACACCGATTGCGTGACGCTCATCGTATTTGGCCTTTTCCTGCATTTCCAGTTCGGCAAGTTGTGGACCGACTCCGATAATTTGTAGCAATGTCTTAGCCTTCTCTTTGCTGGTCTGCTCCATAAATTTGGGCAAGTTGATAGCCAACTCTTCCACAAAGCTATCAAGCAAGTTTTGACCAGCCTTGTTGCCACTCGGGTCGATGACCTTGAGAGTGCTGTTCTTTCCGCTACGTTCCACAATTAGACCGTTTGATAGCGTGATTTTAAGACTAGGCGGAATTGTACTGCCTTCTCTCTGAGCTTGGCTAGGCTTGTACTTGTTACCACCTAACGCCCAAGCAATCGCGTCCAGCACGCTTGTTTTCCCTTGGTTGTTATTTCCACCGACAATGGTTAAACCAGTCGCTGATGGCTCTAATTTGACCGCCTTAACGCGCTTGACGTTTTCGATTTCTAATTTATTAATCGTTACCATCTTTTTCTCCTCCAACTCTTAAAGATTTGACAGGTATTTGAATCTCTTCAACTTCCGCATATTCAAGAGCAAAGTCAAGTAGCTGGTTTAAAACATCGATCAATTTCATATCACACTCATCCGCGAGGTCTATAATACGCTCATAGTGTTCGCGAGCTACTCTGATACGTGGTGTTGGTTCTTGTGTTCCTTTGGTTTTATATTTTCTGTTCATTATTTTCTCCTTAGTTTTAATTGAAAATTCTCTGCTTCTAATCTCTTTCTCAAAGATTGTTCTTGTTGCAATCGTTTTTTGAGATCATCGATTTCATGTTGCATATGTGCCATCATTTCTAGGTCACGCATTTTCTCTCGACGCTTGCAAGTGGACAAATCCCACGCTTGTCTATCCCATACGATTTGCATTTCGTGCTCTCCGTGGTTCTGGTAAAGCTAACGGCTCTGGACGCAATCCTTGAGGCGGTTCATTGTCGTAGGTAAATCCAGGAAATGGACGGCGGATATTCTTACGAATCTCTTGCCATTTGTCCTCTCTACCACGTTCGAATGCGTGATTGTAGCCTTGGATAATCATAGACGCAAATTCTTGCTCTTCTCGTCTTTCTTCTTCCTTGCGTTGTTCCTGCAATTTGATATGACGACAAGCTCCTGCAAATCCAATCAGCAAACCTCCTACTCCCATTAATTGATTTAAAATCGGTGGTTCAAACATTTATTTCTCTCCTGTTTTAAATTACTAAATACGCTTGGATAAACTCATCCAATTCTTTTTTGTCAATTCTCTTGGTTCCGTCTATCTTGTAAAGATTCAATCCCATTCGTAACCATTTCCTGATAGTGTTTGTGCTACAATCTGAGTAGTTAGCAGCACTCTCTATTGATAGCCAACGTTTTTCCAACGTCTCATGGTCAAGTAACTCTTGAAATGATTCCTTAAATTGAGTTCTTACATCTAATCGGATACCGTTTTCACATTCTTCACTAAGTAGGTTCACAATATCCTCCTAATGTGTTATAATTCAGTTAGTTATATTAGTATGCGCCTGACTTCGTTAGGTGCTTTTTTTCGTTGTTGTCAAACTGTCTTACTTTCCAGCGCCCTGAGTTCAATCTCATGGCTGACTTGTCTAAATAGCTTCTCACACGCTATCTTAGCTTCTCTGTACGTTGTGTTCTCGCTGATAAAGTAATCAGCAAGTTCGATGATTTTATCTTCCATTCAGCCTCCTATATCAGCCTCAAGACTGATGTAATATCCTCCTAAATTGCTATAATAATCTTGACTAGGACCTCTCACCGTTTTAGTCAAAATTCCAACAGAAAGGAGAAGAATATCATGAATAATCTAACAAATGACGCTAAATTTTTATTAAGTTCAATGTACGCTAAATATATTGAACGTCGCAAGGGCGGTTCTTCTAAAGATGAGGCGACCTCGTTCGGAGACGTCCAGAATATCAAAGAAGAAATCATGCCTGAATGGTCTTTTGAAGATACACGATTTACTTGTTTCGAATTACGAAAACATGGTTATATAACTGGAGAACCAGTAGATAATCAACTTTGGTTTATTCATTTGACGACTGAAGCTATAGCAGAATTAGAAATCAGTTTCAAAGATAAACTCGATTCTGTTCTAAAATTTGCAGCAGATATAAAAGCAGCTATTCCCTTTTTATAAAGCCACCTTCAAATGATTGACTAATGGATATTTCTCTAAAGCATTTGCTATCCTCTCTTTGAAGAAGGTCAAGCCTAATAATGCCTTCTGGAATTTCTCCTTTATTCGTTTCCCAAACAATTTGCAATCCTCGCAAACCTATTTTTTCATTTATAAAATCGACACCATTCAAAACAACATGAGGTGCTTTTGAATTTTTATCAATCTTAATTTCAAGACTTTTAATTGGAATTATTTCGTTCATTTGCCCCCACCTGTTTAGATAACTCTTTCTAGTCTTTTAGAAATGATTTCTACATCTGAGTCGTCCAGTTTCAACTGGTCGGCTTTTTCATTTAAACGAGCTTCGACAACTTGGTTAATTTCAATCCATTCTCGTTTTGTAAATTGACTTCTGAATTTTAAAAATTCGTTTAGTTTTTCTTTCATCCTGCTCCTTTCTGTCTCTAATCTCCATTTCTGCTATAATATAAGCAGAAAGGAGGTGATTTTATGAAATCCTTTAAAGAATTTCGAGAATCTTTAACAGCTGAAGATATGCAAGTTATTGCTGCTAAAGCTAATGAAGCTACTAAACAGATTGACCATACTGACGGATTGCAACTTGGGATGGTCAGTAGTTTAACTTCTGCAATAACTACTATTGAGTTACTTGAGAAGTATCATGAATGGCTTCATAGCTAAGACGCTTGAATTTTTCTAAGTCTATCTGAAAATTGATAGGCTTTTTTCTTTTCCCACTATACGGATATCGTCTTGGTCTCATTTTTCTACTCCTTTCTATTTGTGATATAATGATTTAAAAATATTATCTGAGGTATTTGTATGTCTGAAGTATTTACAACAACATTGATTTCTGTTGGTGCAACTGTTTTAACAAATTTGATTATTCACGGTTTTGCTTACCAGCAAAAAAAGATTGAAAATAAAAACAAACTCGAAGAAAAGAAGGTTGATTTCTTAAATACCCAACTAAGTCAGGATAGAGATTTATATATTTCAACTTTTCAAAATTTTGCATCGATTAGTGGTAAAACCGTCTCATACGTAGAATCAAGACTTGACGATGCTCCTCCGATTGATTTAGATATCATCACAAACTTCGATGATATCTTTTATAAGACCTATCTATTTTTAGATAGCGATGAAGAGCAAAAAAAATTCATCAATTTCAGAAATGCGCTACGTTATCAAGCTGGATATCCCCACCCCGAGGGACTTTATATTTGGGATGTGCAATTTGAAGAACAGTCCTATGACCCAGATACAATCGAAGAACCCAGATATATTTTTAATAGGCTTAATGAATGTTTATTGATTGCTAACAAACATATCAATGACAAACTCCACATTCAATCTTCTACGAACCGTTCGTAGAGTTCATCTATTTCCCTCCGTTGCTCTTTTGTAAACGGAGCGGTATTATTTGTCCAAGTTATCTGCTTGCCTTCTTCACGCTTTATCCTGCCTGCTCTAACAAGCAGGTTTTTAAATACCTCGTAAGGCATGTGAACTCTGATGTCTTCTTTCATCCTACTCCTTTCTAACACGAATTTTCGTGTTTTAGCTTTTAAAATTAAGCAGTATCTACTGCTTGAGTGAAAAGATATCCTAAATCGTATTCTGGGAAGAATTTTTGTTGTAACGCAAGTGCTTCGGTAAACTTAAAGTCGTAAGTGCCACTAATTTTGTCACTTACTGTCTGAGCTCTTACACCCAAAAAATCAGCCATATCTACAATTGCTACACCTTTTTCTTTGCGTGCCTTATCAATATTCAGCATAACCTTTCCTTTCTAACACGATTTTTCGTGTTTTTTATTTTTAAAATCAAGCTCATTTGAGCTTAAGACAATATTAACACTAATTTTCGTGTTTGTCAACACTAAAAATCATATTTTTCTTTATTTTTTTGATAGACATACGAAAAATCGTGTGTTATAATAAGGATAGAAAGAGAGGTAACTATGAACGAAGATAAACTAAAGCAACTAATTCTTTCTCGTTATAGTTCTGTAAAATCTTTTGCAGAAGAAAATGGTATGCCTTATTCAACTGTCCGTTCTATATTAGAACGAGGAATAATGAATGCTAATGTTGAAAATGCTATAAAAATTTGTTCAGCTTTGGGCATTAGACCTGAGATATTTTCTCCCTTATTGCCTACACAAAACTCACACCCTGAAATCCTAACCATCTACAACCAGCTTGAAGAGCCTAAACAAGAAAAAGTCCTTGACTATGCCAAGGAACAACTAGAAGAACAAAACAACTCCGAGATTGTCTCTATCTTTGATAAGCCTCAAGATGAAGATTATATCACCGACTACGTAGAAGGTTTGGTTGCAGCAGGACACGGAACTTTCCAAGAAGACAATCTCCACATGGAAGTGAAATTGCGTGCAGAAGATGTTCCGGAAAACTATGACACAATCGCTAAAGTGGCAGGCGATAGCATGGAGCCACTTATTGAAGATAACGACCTATTGTTTATCAAGGTTACTAGTCAGGTAGACGTCAATGATATTGGTATCTTCCAAATCAACGGCAAGAACTTTGTTAAAAAGCTTAAAAGAGATTATGACGGATCCTGGTACTTGCAAAGTCTGAATAGTGGATACGAAGAAATCCACTTGTCGGAAGATGACGACATCCGTACAATCGGAGAGGTCGTAGATATTTATAAGGTTTAAAAAATTTAGCAGAATTAAGAAAGGAATATAAAATAATGGCTAAAATCGTTAAAGTAACTGGCACAGAAGTTACTATCGCACATAATGAAGAATACATCAAAGTAAATCCATCTGAATTAAACTTTGTTCCGCAACTAGGGGATGAGGTCGAAATCCACAAGGTTGACGATGAAGTAATCGTCATTAAAACCGAACAAAAGAAAGATGACAAAATCAATATCAATATCGTCAACGAAAATAACGCTGTCCAAAATCAGTCGCAAGTGGTAAATACGCAAACTACTGCAGTAGGTCTACATCATGTAAATAAATGGGTGTATGTATTATTGGCTATATTCTTAGGTGGAGTCGGTGCACATCATTTCTATGCAGGATATAACAGCAAGGGAATTTTTTATCTACTTCTATCATGGACTGTTATTCCTGTCATCCTTGGGTTTTTCCAAGGAGTATTGGCTTTGTTTAAAACGCCTGATGCAAATGGTATGATTTTAGTCTAAATCCAACAGTTTCCAAAATGGAAAAAGTTCAAACAAAAAAATCCCCACACTCGCAAAGTTTGGCGACTCTGAGTGTGAGGAACTTACGTATAAGAAATAACCATTCAAAAGGTCATTTTCTTATACCCATTTTATCAAAAAAGTGAGGTAAAATCAATGATTGGAAAATACCAAAAAAATGGTACTACTGCTTATTACTTTAAAGCATATCATGGACTTGACCCTTTAACAAATCAAAAAATTATTACCAAACGTCGTGGTTTTAAAACAGAGCGTGAAGCAAGACTTGCTGAAGCAAAATGCTTAGCTGAGTATGAAAAGAAAACTTTTAGAGCAAAAAATACCACTACTACTTTTAGACAGGTATTTGAGGTTTGGAAAGAACATTATAAAGGCGCTGTCAAAGAATCAACATATATAAGCCAAATAGACAAAGCAGAGAGACTCATACTCCCGTTTTTTGGGGATAAGGCTATCAATAAGATTAGTCTCGTCATGTGTCAAAATCAAGTCAATAAATGGGCTTCAGAATACAAGCAGTTCTTTGGGATCATCAGCATAGCTAATCAAATATTTGACTATGCCATTTCTATGGAGTTGATTGAAAACAATCCAATGAGAAAGACACTGAAGCCTAAACGACAAAAAAATAATACAGATGAACTGGAAAAGTTCTACAACAAAGAAGAGTTGCAAGAGTTTTTTGAAATCGTTAAAGGCTTCGATGATATAGAGATGATGACTTATTTTAGACTGCTTGCTTTCACTGGCATGAGAAAGAATGAAATCAGTGCTTTGAGATGGTTAGATGTAGATTTGAAGAGCGGACAGATAACTGTTAATCAAACCTTGGCCAAGGGGGGAGATAATAAACTTATCTTTCAGACTCCAAAGACAAAAAAGAGTGCCCGAACAATTACCCTAGATAAAAAGACAATTGAAGTTTTAAAAGAATGGCACAAGTATAGTACTAAAGGACTCCTCTTCAAAAACGAAAACGGCGAGCCGAAAAGTGTCGTCCATGTTAACAATATGCTTAACAGGATTTGGAGGAAGTATCCAGATTTTAAACGCATCACACCTCACGGTTTCAGACATACCCATTGCTCCTTGCTCTTTGAAGCTGGTGCTACCATCAAAGAGGTTCAAGAAAGACTCGGTCACGAGAACATTCAAACGACCATGGACATATATGCTCACGTCACTCAAAAAGCAAAGGATGAAGTGGCTGATAAATTCGCTTCTTACATAGGTTTTTAA